TGTTCCTTTTTTCTTTGACAGTATTGGTAGTATACCTTGTCAAATGACATTTGACGGAAAAGGTGGAGGTATGCATAACGCTAAGGTTCTTGCTGATAAAATAGGTATGGGTATCCATTCTAGAATTTCAAAATCTAAAAAAGAGGACTATCCTTACTACAATACTTTAACTGTTATTGTACAACCTTGGGTTGAGTTACCGGATTCACCATTTGGTCAACCAACTATTAAACCTAAGGGTGGAAACGCGTTATATCTTGCGGCGTCTTTGGTGTTTTTATTTGGTAATCAAAAAAATTCAGGGGTTAGTCATATTACCGCAACTAAAAATGGAAGAACCATATCTTACGCGGTTAGAACAAAAGTTTCTATATTAAAAAATCACGTGAATGGGATTGCTTTTAAGGATGGTAAAATAATTGCTGTACCTCAAGGGTACATTGCAGATACAAAAGAGGCTTTGGAAAAATATAAAAAACAATATTCTAGTTATTGGGGAGCAATCCTTAGTGGTACGGGTGAACTTATATTAGATGAAACTAATGAAGATGATTCTGACGATTAAAAAAAATGGAAACTAAAGTTTGTAGTAAATGTAATGTTGAAAAACAAATAACCGATTTTTATAAAAAAATTAATTATTGTAAAATTTGTCATTTAGAAAAAAAACAAAATTGGAGAAAAGATAATCCTGAAGAATATAAAAAACAAACCAAAAATTATTGGGAGAGAACTAAAGATATTCAATCACAAAAAAAGAAAGTTTGGATTAAAAATAATCGGGAAAAGTATAATAGTTATTGGACAAATAGAAAAAATATAGACCCGGAATTCAAATTACTAATGAATATGAGGTCTAGATTATGTGGTTATTTAAAGAAACTTAATATAACCAAAACTAACAAAACTTTTGATATTGTAGGTTGTTCTCCCCAATTTCTTAAAGAACATTTAGAAACCCAATTTACTGATGGTATGACTTGGGATAACCGGAGTGAGTGGCATATTGACCACATCATTCCATTATCATCGGCAAAAACAGAAGACGAACTTTATAAGTTATGTCGTTATGAAAATCTCCAACCACTATGGGCGGAAGATAATTTGAAAAAGAGTAACAAAATATTATAGTAACGAATACAAACAAAACAAGTGACTAAAACACTTTTGGTAGACGGAAACAATCTACTTAAGATTGGATTTTGCGGGGTTAAAGATTTTTACCACAACGGAAAACACATAGGAGGATTATGGCATTTTATCAATACAATTAGACGTTTTATAGACGAACAAAATTTTGATAAGGTTGTTGTTATGTGGGATGGTGATAATAATTCATCAGCCAGAAAACTTATTTATCCCCAATATAAAGAAAAAAGAAGATTAACTGAGGACTTTAGAGACGAATCTTTTGAAGAGCAGAAAGAAAGAATCAAACAATACTTGGAGGACTGTTATATAAGACAAATCAACGTAGATAATAATGAAGGCGACGATTTGATTGCTTATTACTGTCAAATCTCGGAAAACGAACAAAAGACCATCTATTCGGGGGATAAAGACCTTACCCAACTTATATCGGACAAGGTATCGGTGTTTTATCCGAGAACCAAACAAACTTATCATTTAGGAAGTAAAATCAAATGTGATTTTTACGAGTTTCCCCATGAAAACATTAAAACTTATAAAATATTGTCGGGGGATAAATCGGACAACATTGATGGTATTTCAGGGTTGGGAGAAAAAACACTTATAAAGTTTTTTCCCGAGCTACTTGAAAAACCGGTTTCAGTTACCGATATTTTAGAAAGGGCTGATAACCTATTAAAGGAGAACAAAGGAAATAAGACATTACAAAATCTTTTGTCCGGTAAAACAAAGAGTGGAATTTATGGTGATGAATTTTTTGTTATTAACGAAAAAATCATAAATTTATCTTCTCCATTGATAACTGATGATGCTAAAGAGCTTGTTGAGTTATATTATAAAGAAACTTTAGACCCTGATGGTAGGGGTTATAAGGGATTAATTAAAATGATGATGGAAGACGGGTTTTTTAAGTATCTACCAAAAGGTGATGATGCGTGGGTGAATTTTGTTAAACCCTTTATGAAATTAACAAGAAAAGAAAAACGAAATTATAAAAACAATTAATTAAAATTATGAAAGACCAAGAATCGGTAAAATTAGAATTCTTAATGATGGTAAATGATAACATCATAGTACAGAGATTTTTTAACGTTAGAGAATTTAACGAAAAGGCAAAATATTCGTTAGAATTATACGAATTAATTCGTGAGTTTAAGGATGATATCCAAACTCAATTATCATTGAAAACGGTGACATACATGACGGACAATATGTACGAAATTATTAACAACCCGGCTATTTTAGAAACATCGTATATTGATGGTCCGGAGTACTTTAATATTTTTATTAAACAAAATGATGTGACAATTTGTCATAGACAGGTGGATGCTAAAATATACCCTCCGAAGGTAAGATACACTGTGGATGTACGCCCACACCTAAAAAACTTATTGATGAACCTGACTGACATTTTTTCTGATGAAAATTTAACATACGACTACATGGAAGTTAGTCTAAGTGTATAGTATTTATCTAATACACTAAAAGAAAATATATGGCTTCAAACAAAAATTTTGATTATTTAGGTAGCACATTTCAGCTACAATTATTAAACCAAATCGTCATCGATAAAGACTTCTCTAGGTCAATTATTGATGTGATTGAAACAAGTTATTTTGAGAATAAATATTTCAAAATTATCATTCAGATGATTAAGGAATATTACTCAAAATACGAACATACACCAACATTTGATACGTTGGAACAAATTACCAAATCCGAGCTACAACAGGCTACAGCGTCAAAAATAGTTATTGACACACTTAATAAAGTGAAAGAAGCCCCAACTGAAGGGGAAGAGTTTGTACAAGAAAAATCTATGAAATTCTGTAAACAACAAGAATTGCAGAAAGTAATGGTTAAGGCACAAAAAATCATCGATGGTGGTGAATTTGAGAATTACGACACTTTGGAACAATTGGTTAGTAAAGCCCTTCAAGTGGGTGAGTTAGACAAGGGTACTGAAGATGTTTTTCACAACTTGGACGATGTTTTAAATGAAGATTATCGTCATCCGATACCAATGGGTATTCCGGGCATAGATAGACTCTTAAAAGGGGGTTTAGCTAAAGGAGAAATTGGTGTTATTTTGGCACCAACAGGTGTTGGAAAATCAACATTATTAACTAAAGTTGCTAATCACGCATTTAACTTGGGGTATAATGTCTTACAAATATTTTTCGAAGATAATCCAAAAATTATTCAAAGAAAACATATTACATTATGGACAAAAATTCACCCGGATGAATTGTCATCTAGAAAAGATGAGGTTATTCTCAAAGTGAATGAAGTTAAAGATTCGATGAGTAATAAACTTATCTTGAAAAAACTTCCATCTGACACTATGACAATGATGCAAATTAAAAACCAAATTAGAAAAATGATTTCCGAGGGGATTAAAATTGATATGGTTTTATTAGATTATATTGATTGTGTTGTACCGGATAGAAATTTAGGTGATGAATGGAAATCTGAAGGTTCTGTAATGAGAGCGTTTGAATCTATGTGTCACGAATTGGATATGGTTGGGTGGACGGCAACTCAAGGTAATAGAAGTTCTATATCTTCAGATGTTGTAACTACTGACCAAATGGGTGGTTCTATCAAGAAAGCTCAGGTTGGACACGTAATTATTTCGGTGGCAAAATCACTACAACAGAAAGAAATGAAACTAGCAACAATTGCAATTACTAAATCACGTATTGGTGATGACGGGGTTGTATTTGAGAATTGTAAGTTTGATAATGGTATGTTAGAGATTGATACGGAAAGTTCTGTAACCTTTTTAGGGTTGGAAGAACAAACTGAAGAAAGAAATAGACAAAGAATCAAAGATTTGTTGGATAAAAGAAAACAAAAAGAACAACAAGGTCAAAATAATTAAACACTGATAGATTTGTTTTTATTAAAAAGTTGTATATTTATAATAAAAACAAATTTATGGAAATAGTTATTTATGGGATTTACGACCCTAACAAACCTGAAGTTATTAGATATGTTGGTAAAACTAAAAAAAAAATAAACCAAAGGTTAAATGAACATATCTATTTAAGTAAAAATGGTGTTAAAAGACCTATAAACTTATGGATAAAAAAATTATTAGATAACAATATTTCTCCGGAAATTATTGAAATTGAGAAAACTAATATAAATGAATGGTGTGACAGAGAAATTTATTGGGTGTCATTTTATCGTAAAAAATATAATTTACTTAACTTATCTGACGGGGGAGGTTCTAATTTAAATTATTCTCCTTCAGAAGAAACTAGAAAAAAAATATCAGAAGGTAATAAAGGTAAAGTTGGTTATTGGAAAGATAAAAAAATGACAGAAGAACATAAAGAAAAAATAGGTGTTGGAGGTTTAGGGAAAAAAAGAAGTGAAATAACTAAAAAAAATATTAGTAATTCTTTATTAGGTAGAAAATTATCTGAAAAACATGTAGAATCATTAGTTAAAAGTCATTCACATTTAAAAAAACCTGTTATTAAAATTTGTTCTAAAACAAATAAAGTTATTGATGAATATGAATCAATAACTGAAGCAGTAAAATTAAATGGTCTTGAAAAAGTTATAAGTAATTTGATTGGTGTTTGTAAGGGTAGAGGAAAAACCTGTGGTGGATTCAAATGGGAGTATAAAAAATAAAAATAAAATAAAAAAAATGGAAAAAATATTAAAAGAGGATAAAAATAGATTTGTTTTATTTCCAATAGAGCATGATGATATTTGGGAGTACTATAAACAACACCAAGCGGCGTTTTGGACGGCAGAAGAAGTAGATTTATCAAATGATATTAGAGATTGGGAAAATTTATCTGATAATGAAAGATATTTCATTAAAAATGTATTGGCGTTTTTCGCAGCATCAGATGGGATTGTTAATGAGAATTTAGCGGAAAACTTTTTAAAAGAAGTTCAGTATGCTGAAGCAAAGTTTTTCTACGGATTCCAAATAATGATGGAGAATATTCATTCATTGATGTATTCATTATTGATTGATACTTATGTTTCTGACCCGACTGAAAAAGATGAATGTTTTCACGCTATTGATAGATTACCAGCAGTTCAGAAAAAGGCTAATTGGGCATTAAAATGGATAGAAAGTAGTTCTTTCCAAGAAAGATTGATTGCTTTTGCGGCTGTTGAGGGGATATTTTTCTCGGGGTCGTTCTGTTCCATATTTTGGTTAAAATCAAGAGGGATTATGCAAGGATTATGTAATGCTAACACACTTATTTTTAAAGATGAAAACTTACATTGTGATTTCGCTATTCATTTGATTAACAATCATGTGGAAAACAAACCAAGTGAGAAAAGAATTAAAGAGATATTATTATCGGCTTTAGAAATTGAAAAAGAGTTTATTACTGAATCATTACCTGTATCTTTAATTGGTATGAATTCAAATCTAATGAAACAATACCTTGAATTTGTTACCGATGGTTTATTGGTGAAGTTTGGTTGTAAAAAACATTTTAATGTTGAACAACCATTTAAATTTATGGAACAAATTGCTATTGAGACTAAAGGAAACTTTTTTGAAAGTAGAACAATGGAATATCAAAAGGCTAAGTTAGGCGAATCATTAACATTTACCGAAGATTTCTAATTAAATAAAATATGATGTCATTAAAAATTAAAAAAAGAGGGGGAGAAGAGGTTTCCTTTAATCCCCAAAAAATATACAATAGAGTTAAACGAGCGGCTAAAGGGTTAAATGTTAATTCTGATGAGATATTCATTAAAGTAATAACCTCTGTACCAACAGAGGGTTTTATTACTACTAAAGAACTTGATAAACTGGTTTATGAGATTGCAGCGGCTTACACCGGTAGTCATCATGATTACTCTCGTTTAGCGTCTTCTGTGGCTATTTCTTCTTACCATAAAGAAACTGAAGAAAGTTTTAGTACTACAATGGGTTTATTACACGTTGATGGTGTGGTAAATGATAAATTGATGGAAACTATTTTAAATTATGGTCCTTCTAATATTGATTCAGCAATTAATCACGAGAATGATTATAATTTTGACTATTTTGCTTGGAGGTCATTACAAGAAATGTATTTGTTAAAAACACCCCAAGGTAAGGTGATTGAAAGACCACAACATATGTATATGAGGGTGGCTTTATGGGTAACAAAATCATTTGAAGAGGCTATATCGTATTACCAATCATTATCCAATCAAATTATCTCTCCGGCAACACCAATTATGATTAATGCGGGTACAAAAACACCTCAATTGGCGTCTTGTGTATTACATTATAACAATGGGGATTCAAGACAAGGATTGTTAGAGACATTAAATGACATTTCAACATATTCTTCAGATGCTGCGGGAATTGGGTTGTGTATGTCTAATATTCGTAGTAAAGAGAGTCGTATTAATTCATCCGGTGGATTTGCTGGTGGATTGTTAAAATACCTTAAAATTGTTAATGAATCTCTTCGTTTCTTTAACCAACAAGGTAGAAGACCAGGAAGTGCGGCAATCTATATAGAACCTTGGCATAAAGACATTATTGATTTACTTGAAATTAAGAAAAACACTGGGTCGGAAGAATTAAGAGCTAAAGATTTATTCACATCAATATGGTTACCGGATAATTTTATGAATGCTGTTAAGAATAATTCTGATTGGTATTTGTTTTGTCCTAATGACATTGTTAAAGCGGGTATTAAACCATTACAAGAATGTTATGGTGATGAATATGAAGATAACTATGGTAGAGCGGTTGAGTTAGGTCTTGGTAAAAAAGTGAAAGCTCAAAATATTTGGAATAAGATTATTGAATCTCAAGTTGAAACGGGTGTTCCTTATTTATGTTCTAAAGATAGTGCTAATAGAAAAACTAACCATCAAAACATCGGGGTGATTAAACAATCTAACTTATGTAATGAAATTTACCAATATACTGATGAGAGTACGACAGCGATTTGTACCTTATCATCAATGGTATTAAAGAATTTTATTGTTAATGGTAAGTTTGATTTTAATTGGCTGTATAGTGAAGTTAAAAAAGTAGTGAGAGCCCTTAATAAGGTTATTGATATTAATAGTTATTCTACTGAACAAGGTAGAAAAGGTGGGTTAGAACAAAGAGCAATCGCAATTGGAACTCAAGGACTTGCAGATGTATTCTTCTTAATGGACTATATTTTCACATCAGAAGAGTCAAAAAAGTTAAACAAACAAATTTTTGAAACTATCTACTTTGCGGCGATTACATCTAGTATGGAATTATGTAAATCAGGGGAATATAAACCTTACCAATTTTTTGAAGGTTCACCAATGTCCAAAAGTGTCTTCCAATTTGATATGTGGGGGTTGGATTATGAAGGTTTAAGTAGTATGTGGGATTGGGATTCACTTAAATTAGAAGTGTCTAAATATGGTGTTTGTAATTCGTTATTTACGGCTCAGATGCCTGTGGCGTCTTCGGCTAAAATTACCGGTTCATTTGAAATGACTGAACCAGCTCATTCGGCGTTGTTTAATCGTAGAGTTGTTGGTGGTGAGATTTTAATTGTTAACAAATATTTAATTAACGATTTTGAGAAATTAGGTATTTGGGGGGAAGACTTGAAGAATGAGATAATTATGAATGAAGGGTCAATCCAAAATATTAATTTTAATAACTATCTTGACCCTGAAGATAAAAATTACAAAAAGAAAGTTAAGAGAGTTGAACATTTAATTCCTAAATACAAAACAATTTGGGAGATATCTCAAAGAGAATTAATTGATATGGCGGCCGATAGAGCACCTTTCATTGACCAATCACAATCAATGAATATCTATATGTCAGAACCGACATTATCAAAAATTTCTTCATCTCACTTCCATTCTTGGGGTAAAGGATTAAAAACTTTATGTTATTATGTTAGAACAAAAGCGATATCAACTGGAGCAAAACATTTGGCGATGGATATTTCAAAAATCCAACAACCAAAGATAGTTGAAAAACCAACTGTTGATATAAGTAATAAACCGGAGGATTCGGAATTTGAATGTTTTGGGTGTGGTTCTTAATTAAAATAAAATATGATATAAATCACGACATATGTCGTGATTTTTTATTTTGGGGTATTTATTAGAAATAATTGTGGCATTATATTTATAGTTATGAGTGATGGTAAAACATATGGGATTAATTTTCCTTTTAGAGATTCGTATGATGGTAAGTATTTAGACCTTTCTGATTATAATGACCAAGAGATTAGAAGTAGTTTAGTTCATTTATTATTGACAAGAAAGGGTACTAGATATTATTTACCTGATTTTGGTACTAGATTATATGAGTTTATTTTTGAGCCTTTAGATGGTCCAACATTTTCGGATATAGACGCTGAAATTAGGTCTTCAGTGGAAGACTACATTCCTAATATTACAATAATAAATATTAGTATTACCGCCGCATCAGATGGTGAGGAGGATAAAGGTACTTATGTTGATGGTAATGATGATAGAGTATATAGAGTTCCTGGTATTGGAACTAAAGAACATACCGCTAAAGTTAGAATAGATTATAAAGTTAATAATGATGTGTTTAATCAAAAAGATTTTGTAATTATTAATATTTAATATTATATGGCAAATAAGAAAATTTCATACACAACAAGAGACTTCCAATCAATCAGAACGGAATTAATAAATTTTACAAAAACTTATTATCCTGATACCATTGAGAACTTTAACGATGCTTCAGTATTTTCGGTATTAATTGATTTAAATGCTGCGGTAACGGATAATCTACAATTTAATATTGATAGAAGTATCCAAGAGACTGTATTACAATATGCTCAACAAAGGTCATCAATTTATAATATTGCAAGAACTTATGGGTTAAAAGTTCCTGGTCAACGACCATCGGTTGCTTTAGTTGATTTCTCAATTACAGTTCCTGCTTATGGGGATAAGGAAGATTTAAGGTATTGTGGTATATTAAGACGAGGTTCTCAAGTTAATGGTGCCGGACAAGTATTTGAAACGGTATATGATATTGATTTTTCATCACCATTAAACGCTGACGGATACCCAAATAGATTAAAAATACCAAATTTTGATTCAAATAATAAGTTATTAAACTATACAATAACTAAAAGGGAGACCATTGTTAATGGTATTACAAAAGTCTTTAAAAGAGTGGTAACATCAAACGATGTTAAACCATTTTTTGAAATGTTCTTACCTGAAAAAAATGTATTGGGTGTAACTAGTGTTTTATTAAAGGATGGAACACAATATGCCAACATTCCATCATCACAGGAGTTTTTAGGGTTAGATGATAGATGGTATGAAGTACAAGCTTTAGCTCAAGATAGAGTTTTTATTGAAGACCCAACTAAAGTATCGGATTCACCAGGAATTAAAGTTGGTAAATATATGACTACTAATGATAAATTTATTACTGAATATACTCCGGAAGGATTTTTTAAACTTACATTTGGTGGTGGTAGTCAATCTGCTGATGAACAATTAAGAGAGTTTGCGAGAAACGGGTATGAAATGAATTTAAACAAATACTCCAATAATTTAGGGTTAGGTAGTACGCTTAAATCTAATAGTACAATCTTTATCCAATATAGAATTGGTGGTGGAACTGGTTCTAATTTAGGTGTTAATGTTATTACTCAAATTGGTAATGTTTCGTTTAGTGTTAATGGACCTTCAGACTCTGTCAATACCAGTGTTGTTAATTCGTTAAGATGTACGAATGTTACCGCGGCAATCGGTGGTGGTAATTACCCAACAACAGAAGAAGTTAGAAATTTAGTTACTTATAATTTTGCGGCTCAAAATAGAGCAGTAACGATAAATGATTATGAATCGTTAATTAGATTAATGCCGTCTCAATTCGGGGCTCCGGCAAAAGTCTCAATAACTGAAGAAAATAATAAGATAAAAATCCAAATGTTATCTTATGATGAGAATGGTAGTCTTACTGAAATTGTTTCAAATACTTTAAAAAATAATGTGGCGAACTATTTGTCAAATTATAGAATGATTAATGATTATATATCAATTGAGGTTGCTAGCGTAATTGATTTAGGTGTTAATGTTGATATTGTATTAGATAATACACAAAATCAGGGGGCAATCATTTCTAAAGTGATAAACATTGTTTCGGATTACTTCGCACCGACTAATAGACAAATGGGTGAGAATGTTAATGTTTCTGAATTAAGACGACTAATTCAAAGTGAAAACGGTGTAATATCATTGTCTGATATACTTTTCTTTAATAAAGTGGGGGGACAATATTCTTCGTCTCAAACATCTCAAAGATACTCTGACCCTGGAACAAAACAAATTGAATTAGTTGATGATACCATTTTCGCAGAACCAAAACAGACTTATCAAGTTAGATATCCGAGTAAAGATATTAACATTAGAGTTAAAAATCTTAAAACCGTTAATTTCTCTTAGTAATTTATTTTAAAATAATATGGACTATCTTTTGAAAATAGTATATAAACTATTTATTAAAAAAGAATATTATGTCCAATTCATTTAGAATAAGAACCAAACCTGGTGTTGATACCTCAATTAAAGTTTTAATAGACCAAGAATTTGAGTATTTGGAAATACTTTCTTTGAAAGTATTGCAAAGTCAAATCTACACTAGACAATGCTCCGATTATGGGGTTATTGTTGGTCGTGTTAGTGTTAACAATGGATTTGGTATTCCAAATGCTAAAGTATCTGTATTTATTCCATTAGATAAAGCAGATGAATCAAATCCTGTTATATCTGATTTATATCCTTACAAATCATTAATTGATTTAAATGAAGATGGGTATAGATACAACTTACTACCATACACTAAATCACATAGTGGTCACAACCCAACGGGAACTTTTTTCACTAGACAAGATGTATTAACTGACCCAACCCTAATTGAGGTTTTTGATAAGTATTATAAATACACAACAACAACTAATAGTAGTGGTGACTATATGATTTTTGGGGTACCACCTGGTTCTCAAACAATAGTTTTAGATGTTGATTTATCTGATATAGGTGAATTTTCATTATCTCCTCAAGATTTAGTTAGAATGGGTATTGCAACACCAAATCAAGTTGCGGGGGTTAATTTTAAATCATCAAGTAATTTACGGGAATTACCTCAAATTATATCAATTAATAAGGTAATAACAGTTGAACCATTATGGGGACAACCTGAAATATGTAATTTGGGTATAACTAGAACAGATTTTGACTTATCATCTGAGGCTAGTATTGACATTAGACCAACATCTATTTTTATGGGGTCAATAGTATCAACAAATAATGATGATGTTGTAAAACGAAATTGTAAACCAAGAGTTAAGTCAGGGGCTCAATGTTCTTTAATTGCTGGTCCGGGAGAAATATTGGCAATACGACAAACTATCTTTAAGGATGTTAATGGATATCCGGTCCTTGAGACAGTCGATTTAGAAGAAGGGGGTCAAGTAATTGATGAGAATGGTACTTGGTTATTGGATGTGCCAATGAATTTGGATTATTTAGTGACTAATGAATTTGGTGAACAAGTTATATCTGATGACCCTAAGAAAGGTATACCAACTAAGGCTAAATACAGATTTAAGGTTAAATGGAATCAATCGCCATCATTATCGGAAACAGTTAGACGAGGATATTTTTTAGTTCCTAACATTAAAGAACACGGTTGGGATACTAGCTCCCAAGACCCATTATCAAATGTAAATAATACGAATTATCAAGAAGCTTTAAAATCGTATTCGTTTAGTTTAGATTGGAATGATTATGCGGATATACAATCAGGTATTAATTGTGATGATACCTTTTATTTAATGCAGTATAATAAAGTTTATACAGTATCTCAATTAATTGACCAATATAGGAATGGTAGTTTTCCTAATCAGATTATTAGTATAAAAAATATTTTAGATGATGCGTGTGAGAGTGATAATAATAAATTTCCGGCTAATGATTCGGTATTTAGATTTGATTTAATTTATTTTATCTTTTGGATAATGTTATTTTTATTTAGACCAATTTTTATTGTTTTAATCCCTGTTGTACATATTTTATGGTTTGTTTTAAAAGTTTTGGCGATTATCTGTATTATAATTCTTGTTCCTGTATTGCTTGTAGTTTCAGCAATTTGTAATGTTATTAAAATTATTTTAAGTATATTAGGAATACTTCCATTTGGTATTGGTAAAAGATTTAGAAGAACTAGAGATAGTTTCAGTTGTATGACACTTGCGCAGATTAAAGACCTTGGAAATCAACTTCTTTCTTTTCCTGATAAGTTAAAAAATATTAAAATACCTAATTTATCTTATCCTGATTGTTCTTTTTGCGATTGTGGTGACCCAGATAATTTACCAAAGGAAGATAAAGATGTTGAAGAGTTGCAGATTGATATGGAAGGTGTTACAATTCCGGAAGGTGGTGGACCATCACTTTTAACTCAATATCAAATATTGAGTAATTATTATAACCGAAAAAGGAGTGACACAATTTATACGGGAGATTTCGTGTATCAGGGTATGTTTGCTGGCCGTTCTTTAGGTAGTGTTGAGGATGAAACATTGATAATAGAAAGTAGAGTTCCGGAACTGATAACTACAACAACAGATGATAAAAACCCTACTGCAGAATTAACCGGAACCGACCCTGAATATAGTTATTTTACATCTAGCTTAACAGTGTCGGAAAGATTAAATCTTTTTAACACTAAAGGAAAATATTTTAATGATTCGCCTAATAATCCTGGAGGGGGGGTTAATAGGATAAAAGTAACATTCCAACCGGAACTAAATGCTGGTAAATTTCATTACGATAATGTTATTGCGGTTGTTTGTGATTCATCATCAAGTAAGGTAATATCAGGGTCTATTATTACTTTTCAAGATATTTCATTATCAAAGGATATAAATATAACCGGAGATGGGGTATCATTAAATGAATACGGTACTTACTCAATAACTGGCTCACCAATTAATAATAGTGCTACAATAAATGTTCAATATGCTGACCCAAGTAATACGGGAAATCTTAATATTAACAGTAGTGTCATGTATAATATATCTCAATCGGGAGATGCTAATTATGCTAAATTTCCAATGGATATAGAATACTTCCAAGTTATTACAGGAATGACTTATGTTGAATATACAGGTATGTGTAATACAACAACAGTGTCAATACCTAATGATTGGAGTAATATTAATTCGTTTAATAATCGATTTTTAAGTAACACAATGTCGTTTTATCGTATAGACCCAGATAATCCAAGCATTGAGTTTAACTCTAACAATAGAATTTTTTCACCAATAGTTTATTATAAAAAACAAGAGAAACAAAGAGTTGTCTTTTTGGTTAGAGGGGTTGACCCCAATTCATCTAGGGTTAATGTAAGTTATGATTTAAGTCGTTTATTTGGTTATGATTTTGGTAATGTGCCAACAATTATAACGGGTGATACCGTGAATAGTTTTAAGTTAAATCATCCTATTAAGGGGGGGTTAAAATGTACCACACATAATTTGAATGATAATACATTAATGGACGGTTTAACCGGTCAGAATTTATATTACGATTCATTTCATTTTAAACCATCGACAAGTGGGGTATTCAGTTTTAGTGGATTCTCAACTAATTTACATACTTATTATTCTAAATTAGACAAACAAAATTTATCATTTACTTCAGGTAATTACCCTGGTGACCCAGTACCACCAACACTTGGTAGTACAACTAATCCTGTGTTATCTGGTGATTATTTTAGAGTTAGTGATACTTGGACCAATGATAATAATAATTATTTACCACCACAAAGAGACATTTTAGTTGCGGGATTTATAACACCATCCTCAATTCCAAATTTATCAACAACAGAATTGGGTGTAACGGCAACAATTAAGATTTACGCGAATAGAAGCTCAACCACTTTGAATGGTCAAACATCCTTATATGTAAACATTTATAGATGGGATTTCTCAACTGGAAGTGAAGTTTTATTGGGGAGTAGTATTGTTTCACCAATGACTATTAATTATTTTATTATTCCACAACAATATACGATTTTAGTACCTATAATAGGAGACACATATAGTAGTTCTGATAGAATTATTGTAAAAATATTTGCGAATGTTGAACAAAGTAGTGATGTTAAAGTATACTTCCAAGGGACATACGCGGGTTATGTTACAATACCATATACACCATCATTAACTTATTATTTTAATGTTAATAATTATAACACCATTACTTATCCACCAGTGTCTTTAAATAATTATTATTTATTATCAACTAATTTAGGTGGAGGTATAACTAACATAATTAAATCTGTGGGTGGAGTATCAATTGGTACCCAAGGAAATAATGGTTTTATAGTTGAGTGGGTGGATGGATATGATGTTTATCATACTTTTGGATTTTCGAATATAAATTCTCGACGACGATATGGTGTTTATAATTCGGGTTCAAATAATAGAGGGTATTTTCCTGGAGAAAGTGTAGATGGAGGTAGTTTATTTTATCAAGCTCTTAATATTGTTAAATCACCTTTAACCAATTCACCTATAGAAACTTATAATGTTTACTACGCTCCAAAATACTCGAGTAGTTTAAATATGAATATTGGGTTAGGTGTGTCTGGAACTCAAATAATTATGAGGTCGGATAGATTACCGACATCAACTAGTCCCCAAGATAATCTTAATAATAGTTTCGCATTACATACGAATACTCAATTTGCTGTTTTTATCTTATCAGATAATGGAGCATCTACAAGTCAAACGGTTGCGGCGACCGGGTCAGAAAATCTTACGGATGGTTCGTTTGATACGACAGACGAACCGGCTGTTTTTAGTGCGGTTATTGATTCGTTTAGTTGTGAAAATATGGCACCATTAACGTGTTATGAGAATGTTAATAATGAAATTACTATTAAAGAAAAATCAGATACTTGTTGGAAAGGTGGTGGTGGTAAACAAGATTTTAAAAACGGGTGTTATATTTTAATGACAAAACCAATTCTAAGTTTAATTAGTGATATTGAGCGTGTTGTTGAGTGGACAGGTAGAATTCAAACAATATTTGCTGCTTGTAGAAACGTATTTTCACATTTATTTACCAATAATTGGATTAATGGTACTTTATACGCATTTACTTTTAAAAATGATGTGATTTATACTAGTCCTTTCTCGAATAAACCAAATTTACCAATAAATAGGTATTGTACGGATGTTATTGTGTTTAATCCAAATAATAATAATTTTTTCTATAGAAGTAGTCCATATGGACTACTTGACCCGAACAAATTACAATATGGGTTTATTGGTGCACGTAGACCGAGTGGTGGTGATGGAGGTAATTGGTATAATTTAAAAACACCAACAACTATGTTAGATTTAGGTCCTAGAAGCGATTATTTACAAGAAATTATAATGTCAGATGACTTTGATGGATATGTTGTAAAAGATTTAAACTCAACAACATTTGGGGATGTTTCCGAATTATTAAATATGTTAATAGTTACTAGATTGGCAAACACTTCTTTTCTACAAAGTTTAACCGGTCTTGGTATCCTTTCTTTTTTTAGTAGAACTAAATTAATGATTGATGGTGATTATTCACAAATGACATCAATTAATTCTGAATTAGGAGTGTCACCTTTTGAAGGGATAAATTATCCGGATAACCCTAATAGTCAAGACCCAATTTATTATGATGGTAGTAGTCAAGGTAGTGTTATTTTTGGGGTTTTCTTTTCTTCCGATACTAGAGTTAGAGATTTTATTTCACCAAAAAGAACAATTATTGATTCTACAGTTCCTAAAGGTGATGCGTGCGGGTTTAGTAATATTAATGTTTTTAGTCAATTAGTACCATTTTATCAGTGGAGAATCCAAGATAGTAATAATATCTTTGGAACACAAAAAAATGAATGGGAAACAAACCCTTTAGGTGATGGGGCTTTTTTTAGTTATAAATACCAAGATTTGGATAGATTAGATAAGGCGTCGAGATATTTTAGAACTAATGTTGCGAATCAAACACAATTTTTTAAATCGCATATTTATTCAGTAAGTGCAAGTACAAATAATGATTATGTTTTGGATGCTTCAGTAACTTCATGGGATAAAAATGATGGGAATGCCAGCGATATTACTGTTGGAGCACCTTTTCATTTTTATTTTGGGTTAAAAACGGGTAAATCGTCTTTTGATAGATTTACAAAAAAATGGATTAATACTAATACAACAATATAATATGGGTAATAGAACAGATACTAGAGTTGTTTTAGGTTCGTTAAGATATAAAACAGCGTCAAATACTAATTTGATGTTTAATGTTCCTTTGGTTCAAACGAGTAAAGAAAATGTTGAATTTGATAGGAATATTGATATTTCTTTAGAACAAGTATTTGATGATGAAAGACAAAAATCTAATATATTCAGGCCTTCTTGTAAATTCTCTATTTTATTTAAAAATTCTTACACTGGATTAACAAATTATACACCGTTAGAAAATAATTTGGTTTATGTGAATGAAAAACAGGCTGCTCTAAATAGTTGTCCGGTTAACCCAAATATTCCATGGTCAGGATTTCCCCAATATCATGAATTTGATTTTATTCGTAGTGATTATAATGTTAGTGGGTATACTCAACCACCTAACAATCATTTAACCTTTGTTAATAAAAGTGCTTCAACATACAATTGGAATTTTTTTATGAGTTATCCATTTGAGAATGATTATAATAAAGGACTTCAAGCTATTGAGAGTAAATCAAAACAAACTTTAAGTTGGTCGGCATCAACAGGTATTCCATTTATAATTGAAAATACGACATATAATGGTTTAGATATTATTTCTTTTAGGTGTCCCATTAAACATGGGTTATCTGTTGGAGAATCGGTTAAATTATCGTCAGCATTCATCTATAATGGTGTAGATACATTTGAGGTTTATTCATTAGGTGATGAGGCATATGGTAGTGGAGAATATATTTTTAATTTATTTAATGTAGGATTTACCGGTACCACATTTAATGATGATAAAAAAGGAACATTTAGGAGGGTAATAAATAGTTTAATACCCAACGAAACTATTTCTAAATATTATGTGAGAAAACATAAATTATTAACAAATCCTGATGATGCTGTGTTGGTAAATGCGGGGTTTGACCAAAATATTTTTGGTATTACTAAAAAATTTGAAAGTAGTGGGTTTACACCAAATAAATTGTCGAGGGTGTCAATTAAAGAAGGTTCACAGTCATATACTTTATCATTTAATTCCGATATTGATATTAGTCCAATCAGAGACAATCAAAAAAGACCAATAACTGAATTATTTTTCACAACAATTTGGAAAGGGTATTTTGGGTTAATGTTTGGTAGGTCTAAAGGACCTGGATTAGGTGTATATGGTATGAAACAAGGTTATGGGTTTAATTTACCTTTAAATCCTACAACTAAATTACCGACGGATTGGTGGAAAGATATTAATGGGTTATCAGATACTAATTTCCCAATGAGTACATATACAACACCTTTAGGTATCCAACTTAATGGAAGTCAAATAAATTTTTCATATGTGGATTCCTTAAAGAAGGGTGATATATTAGATGGGGATTTTTGTGAATGGAATGATTACGAACAGAAAGAACGAGTTATATCAAATTTATATCACAAATTAATTTATAATCCCACGGTGTTTAATATTGGAACACCTAAGAGTTCAACAACTCCTCCTGGTGTGATGGAAACAACAAACCCTTATGGTTATTATTACCAACCCCACAATAGTATTACAATAAGTGAATATTCTGATTACATTGAGGAAGGTGATAAAATAAATGTTGCAGATATTCCATACTATTCTTATTACTCGGAAAGTAAGGGTAGGTTTATATGGAGAGATAAATACACTTATGGTTATATTGACCCTAAAGGAAATGGTGTTGATTATCCTTTCTTAAATGGGGTTCATTACCCATATAAAAATATAATTTTTAGAATAATACCGGAGGGTACTAATTATAATGAACAGACGATAGTATCTGAACCAATAATAGATAATTGTGAGTAATAAATTTAAATTTGTTTTACCGGCAACCGACAAGTATATTGATTTACCAATAGAGTTAAAATGGGACTTTTATGGTAGAGACGATAGTATTGAGATATATGAACATGAGGTTATTGAGGAAATTATTGGAACCGCTTACGATTTTGAGGTGTTTAGGTTTAGTCATGAGCCATATCTTGAAAATACAAAGACAGATATTAAATATGATTTTCATTTTTTTAGTGTTGATGGGGGTGTTCCAACTAATCCTTCAACACAAGTAACGGCCTCAACAACTAATGATTGGGTAACTAGTTATATACCCGAAGGATTTACAAAATCGGAAGTGTATTATTATGAAAAACCATTTACCAAATCATTTTTTAAATTGGATTTTTACGATACAACCGAAGGAAAATCTCAAACAAATTATTTTACAATAATTATTCCGGTTCAACAGGGGGCGACAGAATCAGTTAGTATTTCACAATATATTCCAAATGTTAATATAAAAATACCGTCATATCAGTTAGATTTTGTGGGTGATAAAGAAGGGTTTTTTATATATTGGTTAAGAAAAAAAGATTTTATAGATATAGATACTTTTTATATGAGTGCAAAATTCTTTGATGCTAGATTAGGTGTTTATGTTAAAATGAGTAAAACTCCTCAAATATTGTTAAAACCTACCTTATTTCAGTTTAGTGATTCAAATTTTTATTACAAAGTAAAGTTAGATTTAGATAAAAAAACATATCAAGTTTTTGATAAAGACATTAACGATAATGATGTTAGAGTGGGAACGACTAGTTCCATAAAATGGTATGAATATGTTAATCCTTAATTATGGAAGAAAGAAATCGTTATATTAAAATTTCTCCGGAAGTTATTAAGGGTGATATTTTTAAAGTTAAGTATCAAAACACTGATGTTTATGTGTATTCATCTATGACTCAGATTTTATCTGGTGGTACGAATGGAAACTCAATACTAACAGGATTAACAATCCCCATTTTATTTACGGAAAATACTGTGGATATAGGGTATTATTCAGTGTTTGATGGTATGGTTTTACAAAAAGAAACTATGACCAATTTTTTATTTTCTGCTAGTACATTATCGGCATATACTTATAATTTTTATAATACTTCAGATACTGAATTTAAAAAATATTTGGAGTTTTCTAGTTATAAGATAGATTGGGGGGATAATACACCTCAAAAAACCATAACACAAAATTCACCAAATTTTTACTCTCACACATATCCATATACAACTACACCAACAGATTATACAATAACTATGTCGGGGATGAGTCCTTGGGGTTCTAATGTGGTTGTTAAAACTGTTACGGTACCTTTCACTAATAATGTAATTACAAACCCAAAAGGGACGGCTCATTTTATCCCCGCAGGAGGTAATTGGTCAGGAACTCCTTTAATGTATGATTATATTTTTAATGGTGATGAGACTTGTGATGTTTATCCAGGTGAAACAGACCCATTTTCATCATCTCCATTAATCATTAGTGGATATACAAAATCATCTGTTAAAGATTTACAACTTTATGGTAAAAAATCAGATTTAGTTGATGGGGGTTATATAATAGGACTTCAAGTCACAGGTACATCGGGTGTTGTTGGAATATATTCAGGAATATCAAGAGATGGTTTAAACATTGGATATAGTATTAATAATATTGATTATTACGATTATGAAGATGGTACAACAATATTTGTGGTTAG